TCTAAGTTATTAATAAAGTTTAGTACCTCACTCTGGAGATACTTTTGAGCCGTATCGTCGTGATTGGTAGCTTCTGCAACATCTAATAAGATGTTACCACGCTTGCCATTCATTATTTGCTCATAAAGTGGGTCTGGATATGCATCAGGTGCGCTTGGGTTAGCAACGATATCAACTGTTTGAATTTCGAATCCGCTAACTTTGCCGCCGTCTGCAACATTGCCAGTACCTCTTGACGATACGCCAAGTTTTGCACCGTTCTCTAATAGGGTTTTACATATATTTCCCAGTGGAGTAGGTACTAGTTTTAAACGTCCAATGCCATCATCACCGTCCATCCACATTTTTTCAATTATGTGAGATACACGATCTAGATTAACTTGTAAGTCATCTGGATGATCAGCTTCGCCTAGAACTGTAAATCCATCGTCAATTCTTTTTTGTATGCTTTCAACAGCTTTCTTAATTTCTTGACTAGGATATATTCTTTGATTTTGATTTGGCTTGTTACCCTGAATGAAAATACCTTGCATGTACAGGCTTTTACCGTCATCCGAAGCTTCGGTAACGATATTTGCCTGTTTCCATGTAAGATGTTCAGTTAGTGTACGCATGTTACTTTGGTGCCTTGTTAATTAGAGAATCTGTTGATGGTTTAGCTGGAGCTGCACCTTTTTTCTCTGCACCGTGGCCGCGACCTTCAGGTGATAGTGAAGCACCATCGCCTGGGTGTGTAACGCCCATGTCTTTTGCGTGTTCATCTGACAAGCCTTTTGATGAACCTTCAGAACCTTTAGCGCCTGTTTTGATAGTCTCGCCGCCCATGTCATTTTTACCTGCTACTGGCGAATGTTTACCATCGTCACCTGCTGGCATATCTACTGGGTGGATTGCACCGTCTTTACCAACCTTTGTTAGGTCAGCTGCTTCTTCTAGCTCTTCTTCATCTGAGTCTGTTTCTTCAGCTTCTTCTAGCTCTTCATCATCTGACTCTTCTGATTCTGCAAATTCCATTTCCATACCTTCTTCTGGCATTTCCATTTCTGGTGCGTCATCTTCTTTGCCCATGATAGCCGCAAATTCAGCTTTTAGGTCTGCTAGTGCATCTTCAACATCAACCATTGCGTCTTCAACGCCGCCCATGTCTCCGTCTGCTTCTTCGCCACCTTCTTCTTCGCCGTCTTCGTCGCCTGCAAGTTCTAGTTCTGCTTCCATGTCGTCTTCTTCGTCATCATCTTCGCCGAACATTTCTTCAGCTTCGATTTCGTCTTCATCTGATTGAATTTCTTCAATATCATCAATAAAGTCGCCTGACTCTTCATCACGAATGGCTTCTTCTAAGTCTTCTTCTGAGATATCGTCTTCAACGATATCATCTTGCTCTACAAGATCTGAATAGATCTCACGAGCTTTTTCCACAAAAGCTTCATGTAATAGTTCAGATGCTTTAGCTTCCTCACCATTTACTAGGCTTTCAATAATCTGTGTATAACGATCTTGAGCACTCATAATAAATCTCCTTCATGAATAGGTTATAACAATTGTATTTACGGTTACTCTTTACCAAAGTGCCTTAAATACAGATAAAACCGCGATTTTTTTTCTAAACACGGTTTTATGCATAGTTTATGTATATATACTTATAATATATAGGTTACTCTGGAGCCGGAGCAGAATACATTACCTTGTATCCTTGAGTCATTCTTTCATGCTCGGCTTTGGCTGATTCACGTCTTTTTCTCATTTTATTAAGATGTCTTAACGTCATTTTAGGTCTGCGAGTATCATCTACATCCCATTTATTGAATTCATCATCCTCAGCATCTTGTGCAATTTCATTAAATCTCATTGCCTTCTCCTCCACCAGCATCACTTGAAGCCGGACCACCTACTGGGCTGTCCACATCTGTGCCTCCCATATCTGTATCTGCATCATTTTCTGCATCTACATCAGTAGGTTCAAAACCTTCAATATCACCAGTTCTAATACCTACACCACCAAGATCTCTCTTAGCATTGTTTTGTAAAGAAGAATCTGTATTCTCTTCTCTCCAATTAATTTCATTTTCTACAATCTCGTCTTCAGTAAGACCAAGATATTTTTTAAGTATAAAGCGTCTACTCAAGTATTGTACGCCTTCTACTCCACCAAACATTGTAACTCGCTGTGAGTCAAGTTCCATTTCTCTGTAGCTTGCAAAGTTTTGTGATTCAGTAAGTTGTATACTAAACAAGTTACTTGGAATATTAATTCCTCTGTGCTTTAAAAACATTTTAAATTCTTTATCAAAATGTGTTTGCATTGTATTTTGTAAACGCTCACAATATTTTGCAAATCTATATTCTTGAATTAGTGCAGTACCAACCCTACCGTCTTGATAAGTGGCTGTTCCGTCATCGCTACCGGTTGGTAGATAGCTACTAGGTACTCGCAAACCACGCATTAGCTTATTATTAAAATATCTTAAATCGTCAATCTCTCCAAGATTATCACCGCCAGGCAGAACTTCAACTTTACTACCTCTGCCTTCAGCAGTTTGTGCAAAGAAATAATCTTCCATAATTGATAGTGGATTATATGCGGCATCCATTACATTTGTGCCACCGCCACTTTTATTTGGAATACGTGTTTGGTGTACTTCGTTTTTTGTACGTTCAATAAATGCCATTGCTTTGTGTGCTGGCATGTTACCAACATCAATATAAAATACTCTGCGTTCTGGTGCACGTTGTACACGATAGATAATAATACTATCTTCTAATAATTCTTTTTGTTTGTATACTTTAAATACACTATCAAGAATACTTTGTCCAAATGGCCAAGCATTGTTTAATCCGTCACTTAAACTTACATGAACAATGTTACTTGCATCAACTGCAAATTCTTGATTGCCTAAATTGCCAGTAATATTTCCAGCATTGTTACCGAACTTATTACTTGGTGTAGTCATTGTTGTACTTGTGTCTTGTAAATTTTTAGTATCAACTACAACTTTGTCTTGTAAATTAATCATCACATTTTTAAGAATATATTGATCAATTTCTTTACCATTACTTTCGTTAACAATTGCTTTCATAACATCTTCTGGATTTACCCAATATAAGATATATGTTTCTGGATCTCTAATAAAAAATTGATCTCCATATTTAATTGCTGATCTAAAAATACCGAAAATACGTCTATCAAAATCATTAATATTATTCCACTGATTTAGAGCAGTGTCTAATGCACCTGATTCACTTTCAGTTGGATCTTCTTTATACTTGATAACAAATGGAGTTTTTGAACCATCGTCTTCTTGAGTACAAAATTCAGCGATAGTATCAAGAGCGGCATTAATTTCGCTATCCTGATCCATTTGATCATACTGAGTATAACGCTCAACACGATTTGGTTGACCACTGTATACCTCAGGTAGCCAACTTTGCCATCTGCTTGTTCTTGCGTTTCCTGTGTTACCAGGTACGTCTACTCTTGTAAAATGTTTCTTCCAACCTGCCATAATTAATTACCTTTAGTGTATTTAGCCGTTTGCTGCCGAGTTCGCATGCTCTCTTCTACGTTGAGCAATCAGACCATCCACGGCTCGTTCTAACTGTTTCATTGATTCTAAACTAGAAACTTTCATTTGTCGAATACTTTCTAGCTCATTTGTTGACTTTTCTGCACCCTGTTGTATATTTGCAGTAACATTTACTGGTTGTGATATATCAGGCATCTGTGTTTCTGGTGTACCTGTTGAGGTGTTGTCCATTATACTTATGCCATTTAATAAGTTAAGATAATCAGACTCTGCTGGACCTAATGCAAGATTAGATGCTTCTTCTTTTAATGATACCATTTGCCTCATTAAACGTACTAATTCTGATCCAGCTAATGATGATCCAGCGGTTGCTGCGGGTAATGGAGTTATTTCACCGTGATCTGCATTTGCATCAATACTTCCGTTTTGGTTAGGAGTAAATCTTTCTGGGCCGCTCTCACCAACAATATATGATTGTCCAGCAGTAACATTACCGCCGACTTCTCTATTTTGCATTTCCCTATATTCTCTAAGTAGCTCTTGGTTACCATAAGTTAAAAATCCACCTTCATCAGTACCGCTTGTGCTTAATCCAGTAATCGAATCTAATGGCTTTGCAACGGTATTAACACCGTTCATAAAATATCCCAACAAGGCACCCATTCCGCCATCTCTTATCAAGGCATCATTGTTCTGATTCATTAAATAATACATCATTTCAACTTGGTCAGCCTCAGTAAAGTCTCCGCTTTCTAATCTTTCTGCTACTTTTTCAATACCAATACTATCCATAATACCAAGCTGACTAAAAAATGAATTAATATCTTGCGCACCTTCTTTTAAAACACCACTAAATGCACCTAATACATCTGCGCCTGTTTCTAAATTAAAAGTAAATAAATCTTGTACATTTTTAACAGCAATACTCATATCGTTAAATGCAGTTGTTAATGTACCAGATTCTGCCATTGCGTCTGCACTATTATTAATAGCAGTATTAAATGCTGATCTATCCATTAATGCAAATGTTCCTAATTGATCCATCATAGCTACAGCCGCGGCTTGGCCTGCTCGTATAGTATTACCTATTTCACCTGTTGCAGATGTAGATAACATTACTTTATTTAAATTTCCATCCATAGCTGCAATTAGAGCATTGTGTGAGTTTTCCATATCACCTGTACGCATTGCATTTTCCATTTCAGTAACCATACCAGGTGCAATTTGATTTAACGCCGCCAATGTTTCTGCTTCTAAATAAGGAGTAAGTTGGAAATTTTCCATATCATTACGATGGTCTGTTATAGCTTGAATGTATGCAGCTTCTAGATCAGAATTTAATGAACTTCCTGCTTCATCAAAATATGGTTGCATTAATTTAAACTGTTGTCCAAAATCATCAACAATATCTTTTCTTTCGAAATCACCAGCTGATTCTAAAAATCTTAAAGTCAAAGCAACACGTGGGTCACTTAAGAAACTACCACGTGCGGCTAATAATTCACTTCTACTTCTACCTGTAAGATTAGCTAATGCAGTCTGTTCCATCATTAATTGCGTAAATCCTGTTTCAGCTTTTTCTTGAGCGTCTGCCATGTTACGTGACACAAATCCAGTTAAACGCATAATTTCCAATTCATCAGCATATGCTCCCAACATCTCATCATGACTCATACCAAAGTCACCCAGATAGTCTGCATTTCTTGATAGTTGTGTAAAGTTAGTTAAGAAGGCATCTGCACCGTTTGATACATTTGATCCAAATGCCATCATTGCAGTTCCGTGACTCTTAATTGTTTCGACAAAACGCCCGTACTCAATACCTACATCAGACGAACGTTTAAAAAATTCATTAAACTTATCTTCGGTGTCGTACATAATGGCACCAGTATCAATAATTGTTTTTTGTATATCATTAAATTGTTCTAGTTTAGCAACATTCCAACCTATAAGAGCACCAGCGGCGGCGCCGGCTGATTTTAACCCAGGCATATAACCTGTCATTTTTTCAGACAAACCTTTGAATACACCAGTTCCACCTAATAATGCACCTGTTAAGTTTCCAGCACCGCCTGCTACTGAACTTAACATTCTCATCATACTACTTAAAGGTCTATCACTGTCACCAAGTTTGTCTACAAAATCTTTAACACCATCCGAAAATTTTTCTAAGTGATCACTTCTTTCTTTTAAATCATCTTCTAAATTACCCAGTGCTTTGTTTACATCGCCTAAACCTTCTTCCATACCCTCGGTATTAAAGTTTAAGTTAGTAAGTTGCTTTACTAGTGCAATTTCATTATTAACCATGCGCTGAATGTTTATTTTAACTGCATTCAGTGTTACTTCACCAGCCCACGCTGGAACAGCAATTTGAGTTCCATCAGGTAATCGTATGTTATGTTGATCAGCCAATTGCAGTTTCTCCTAGGTTTTCACTTTCAATTTTACTTGCAATTCTACTTGCAGTAGCGGCAGCCTCAGCTTCTAGTGCAGCTATTTCTGTTGCAGTATTATCTTCAGTACTAGTACTTATCGCAGGAGAAGAACTATCTTGTGGTAATACACTTGCTTGTTGATCTGGATATAATTGTTCTAATCTCTGTGCATATTCATTTTCACTAGCACCAGATGCCATGTTTAAGCCTGCTTGTTGTGCTTGTGTAAAGCCAGACGTTGGATTGCTCCATGTTTGTGTACCACCATGATCGGTACCAATTACATCAATGTGCGCTCTGTAGTTACCCATATACCCTGCACTACCACCCTTGGCGCCCAAAGCAAATGCGGCTTCGAAAAATCTAATAAAATGAGGATGATTGATTGATAGTTTTTGTCCATCTTGATGCAATTCTAAATCAGCCGCTAAACCATCATCATGTCTAGTTGATCCTTTTCTAACTGCTTGGTTATTAAGATAATAAGTTGGACTGCGCCCTCTTGTACGTCTTTTATTTCCTGTGGCGGCTTGGAAATCTGCCATTGACATTTGTCCACCGCTAGTAGTTACAACCTGCAATCCAGGAATATTTAATGATGCGGCGGCGTTTGCAAGCACTTGTCCAAGTTCAGGACTTATTGGTCTATTTCTAACTCTTGCTAACGAAGATTGTTGTTGATCAACAAATTCTGCTTGGCTTGCATTTCCGTTCAATACAGTTTCTGGTTCTGAATCAGCTGGTGTAGAAGAATCTACATCATCACTGGGTATATTAAATCTATTGCGTAATGCTTCAGCTTCTCTATCTCTAAGGTCTTTAAGTAGAGCTGCTTCCTCATCAGTAATAGTCCCCATTCTTTCCTTGGCTTCAAGTTGAGCTTTAGTTAACATATTCTGTTCAGCTTGGTTAGGTGGTCTATTACCATTAATTGGAGGAAGTGGAGGCCTATTATTAGGGAAACTCATAGGTATAGTAGACGATGAATCATTTAATCCAGGAATTTCAGTTTGAGTATCATTGCCACCAGTACCTGAAGGACCTGTTCGATTTCTTCTTCTAGGATTGTTTCTGCCTTTCATTTCCTCACGTTTACGTTTAGCTTCTTCTCTTCTTTTTACTTGGTCTTCAAAACTTTCTAGATTTGGAAATAATTCAGAAAATAATCCGCCCACTACTGATATACCATCATTGAATAAACTAACTGCGGTTGCACCTGCGGAATAACCAGGAGTAATAGTATCAAGAGTTGTTCTCATAGCTATTCTCATATCGTCCATTCCGTCAATAATGTTGTCAGCACTTTCTGCGGCTGGTGCAGATTGTTGAACTATCTTTGAAAAAGAAGCTGTTCTTGCATTTTCAACACTCATCACGCTTGTTGCTGATTCAGCTTGTATTTGAGTAAAGTTTGTTGTAATAGCATCAGTTGTTTTGTATATAGGAGCCTTCTCAAACTCTTGTGCAATCCTAGCTATTGCGTCTGGTATTTCATTTGAACTAATTTGTCCAGTAAAACTATTTTTTATTATATCAAATACTACTCGTTGAGACTCTGCAGGCAATAAACTAATTACAGATGCTAGTTCATCACCAGCCGCATTAACTGCATTATCACTATATTGTATATTTGAAAAACCACG